TCTTCTAGCCTGATGGTTGATGGCGTGATGATCCACGAGTTCCGTCATGTGTTTAACACCGCTGGTGCTACTTCAGGGGCTTCCGGCAACGCTGGTTCAGCTGGTTACAAATGGGGCGCAGGCGCAAACATCGATGGAGCGCGTGCTCTGTTCTGTGGTGCTCAAGCTCTTGCTCTGGCCGACATTGGCTTGCCTGAGATGGTCGAAGATACATTCGACTATGGCAACCAGTCTGGTATTTCCGTAGGTAAGATTTTCGGAATGCGTAAACCTAAGTACAACTCTGACATCTCAGGGTCTGTACAAGATTTCGGGGTTATTTGTCTCGATACAGCGCAGTAGTAGTAAGCAGTAAGTAGTACTCCCTCCCCCTCTTCGGAGGGGGGTTTTTTACCCCACAGGAATTAATCATGAAGATTGTTAGTAGAGAGTCATTACGAGTGACCACCCTTAGTGGAGCTGCAATAGTGTTTGAAGCTGGTATACCAACCGAGATCTCGCAAGAGATAGGTCTAATAGCGCTTCAAATGGGCGCAACCGAATATAAAGAAGGCGGGGCTAAAGTTGAAGCAGATGATAGTGAAACCCCTGCTGATTCCAAAGAGCCAAGTTTAACAGGCATTGTTTCCCTAGACCTCGTCACAGCCTTAGAAAAGCTGATGGATGAAGGCGACCCCGAAAACTTTAAAGCTGATGGCTCTCCTAAAGCCTCAGTTGTAAATAAAGCAATGGGCAAGACAATAGATTCAGACACCCGTGATGCGGCTTGGGAAGCATTACTTAATTCATAGGTAAAGCATGGCGGTTACAGTACAGAGCGTAATAGATCGAGTGCAAACGGTACTCCAGGACACTACAGGAGTGCGGTGGCCTGTTGTTGCTGAACTGGTTCTCTGGGTTAACGATGCTCAACGAGAGATCTCGTTACTTAAACCAGATGCTACCGCGACAAATGCAACTGTCACGCTTGCAACTGGAACAAAGCAGTCAATCCCAGCGACTGGCAATAGGCTATTAAATGTTGTTCGCAACATGTCGGCGGCTAGCGGCGGTACAGGCAAAAGAGCAGTACGGTTGGTTGCGCGCGAAGTCTTAGACGCACAGACCCCAGATTGGCACGACCCTACAGCTTCGGGAAGCAGCCAGCATACAACAGTCGTGAAGCACTTTGTTTACGACGATACAGATCCTAGAAATTACTATGTCTACCCTGGTGTTGCAGGTAATGCATACCTCGAAATAGTTTATTCGGGCAATCCTGCAACGGTTGCTCAAAATGGAAGTCTTGGCGTACCCGATATCTTCGCTACTGCTGTGATGAATTATGTTCTGTATATGGCCTACCTCAAAGAGTCAGAAACTGCAGCTAACGCACAGCGTGCAGGGACTCATTTCCAATTATTTACGGCATCAGTAACAGGTAAGGCGCAACTCGACGTTGTGCTGAATCCAAACGCCGATGCTAGACAGGCTGGGGGAGTTTAGGCATGACGATTAGTTACGAGTCGCTTTTACCAGACGTTTTACCGATGGTAACGGGATGTACCGACACTCTTGTCGAGAATGCTATTCGCTCTTCTACTATTGAATTTTGTGAACGCACGAGCGCCTACCAACAAGAGTTGGACTCACTCACAACGATTTTAAATGTTTATGAATATGATCTTGAGCCTCCAACAGGGACCACTGTTCACAAAGTGTTGTGGGTAACACACGAGGGAGAAGACTTAGAGCCTGTATCTACGACTTTACTAGAGCAGCGCGTACCTAGATGGCGGTCTGATAACGGCACGCCTGCCTATTATGTCCAACAAAGCTCGGCACTTATATGGCTGGTTCCGATACCAAGTTCTAAGTCAGTTAACAGCACTATTATAAGAGCAGTGTTGAAACCAACTCATACCAGCAGCTCTTGTGATGACGGGGTAATGAATGATTTTAGAGACACAATAATCAATGGTGCGTTGAATAGACTATTAAGGATACCAAACAAAGATTGGACGGATTTGAATGGTGCTCAATATTACGGCGTTCTATTTAATCAAGGTGTAGACGAAGCAGAACGTCGAGCACGGAATGCAGACACAGGTGTACGCAGGAGGGTTATGTATGGCGGGATCGGCAGATCACGTTTACGAAATCGTTACGGAAGAGAAAGGGGGTGATCCTATCTACGCCTCGATCCGCGACCATTGGGATTGGGCAAAAATGGGTCTGGAGGAGATTGTCGCTGAGAATCCTCGGCTGACATATATGCCCGAAGATGTTTACGCCAGTTGTATTAACGGGCAAGCACATTTTTGGATGGCTCCAGAAGGTTTTGTTATTACCAGTACGGAGGTAGATGGCTTTACAGGAAATCGAACTTTTTATATCTGGATCGCATGGGCCAAAGAGCGCGGCCAAAGCTGCGTCATAAAGTATTACCCGTTTTTTGAACAGGTAGCGAAAGACGCAGGTTACAAAAAGATTGAAGTGAGGACAGCAGTAAGCGCGCTAGAGCCTTATTTAATTAGCGAAGGTTGGACTAAAGAAACAGTTGTTTACACAAGAGAATTATAATGGGCGATAAACCAGAAAAAGCAAAACCTTCCGCAGCGAATAAAGCAGCCGCGTCGGTAGCAATGGCCGAGAAAACATACTTTAAGGAAAAGTATGGTCCTAAGTTAAGAGAAATGAGGGACATGGCTCGTAGTGACGACCCTACAAAGCAGCTTGCAGGAATAGCGAACGCAGACACAATGCAGGCGCTATCTGGGCAAAACGCTCAGCGAACAATCAGCGGGCAAGAAGATGGCGGGATGATGGCGAACGCTTTGACAGGTCAGCTCGGGATAGCCAGAGCTTCCGGCTTAGGCATTCAAAATCAAATGGGCACGAACGTTTTAGGTACTGCCCGCCAACAGGCATCTGATGCAATGACCGGCATGGCGCAAGCGTCGAGGATGGCAACGTCTGAGGCACTGACGAAAGCTAAAGCAGCCAATGATGTGTCGGCTGCGAAGTTTAAGGCAATCGGTAATGTGACGGGTGCCGCGCTTGCTAAGGGTTTTGGAAATATGCAGACATCAGGTACGGATGCTGGCGGGAAAAAAACCTCGGGTAGCTTTTTCAAACCTGTTAATAGCGAAGGTAAAAAACTTGGCTTCATGAGTCAAAAAGGAGGGTACGGATGACCGCTTGGGCAGGCCAAGGTGACCTAACTCCTGAACAAAAAGAAGCAATTGCTGCTGCTAGTGCCGCTTCTGGTGGTGGGACTGGTGGTGGGACTGGACTGCCGAATGTAGCCGATCCAGATGCAGCTTTTGCAAAGATGACACGCGATGATTATTTAGATTACGTTAAAGATTTCCGAGGCTTTGAAAATGAGTTGCTAGATAAAGCTAGCAGCGACACGTCTCTTATTGATCAAGCTCGCGATGATATAGGAACAGCAGGTACTTTATCCGCAGGCGTAAACCAGAGAAACCTTTCACGGTATGGAGCGGCTTTAACACCAGCTCAGCAACAACAGCAAGGCAGATCGCTTGAAAGGGCAAATACACTAGGCGGGGTTCAGTCAATGAACGACGCGCGCATTCAGCAAAAAGAACAAAACACGCGGCTTATGTCAGACCTTATTAATATAGGTCAAGGCGTCAACCGTAGTTCTTTGAGCATGATGGGTTCGGCAGCACAGGATGCTACTCAACGTAAAAATGCATACACGCAAGCGAAAGCAGCATCTAAAGCCCAAACTATGAGCACGATAGGTGGGTTGGCAATGCTGGCGTTCATGATCTAACAGGGCAGGACTATGAGCAGTTTTAATAAAGGTAGTTTTGGAGCAGGCATCCTTGATGGGTTGAAGAGCCAGCTTCAGTACGGCCAAAATCAGCAGTCTAATGCGCTAGCACGCGATAGGTTAGGTTTAGATAGGGAGAAGTTGGCGGAACAGAAGCGACAGTACAACGAAACCTACAAGCTCCAACAGGATCGCTTTGACCTTGAAGACACCCAGCTTGGA